TACTGCAACCTTAGTAGCACCCGATGGAACATCTTTAGTCGCCTCTGTAAATATCTACAGTGACGCATCATATTTGCCCGCTGTTGGTAACGTGAACGGCGACTTGGCGTTTGCGGAAGATACTAACACAATGCACATTTTTAAAACTGGTACTGGCTGGATAGACGCTATTGCATCCGCAGCGGGTATTTCGACAGAAAATTATGTCAATTTAAAACAGACAGGGGCATTAACTGTTACAACCGGAACTAAGAGATGGTACGCACCCAAAGGCATTACTATTAGTAAGATTATTGCAAGAGCCGACACTGCGCCCGTGGGAGCTGCAATTAATATAACAGTAAACAAAAACGGGGCATCTGCCGCGACATTAGTAATTGCAGATGGCGGAACAAAGATTATAAATAGTACACCAAGCATAACAATGGTTGAAGATGATTATCTGACTGTAGATATTACCCAAGTGGGAAGTTCTACATCCGGATCTGATTTAACTGTTATATTTACATATACATAAGAGGACAACAAAATGGCATTAACTGATGCAGAAAAATTAGAAGTTAGATTAAGGCACAATCTTGCATTAGATTCGGAAGATGTGAGTTATATTGCAGATTTTAAAGTGTTCAAATATAAAGAAGATGTAATATTCAATGATGCCCATATGAACAGTGATTATATCGTTGATAATATGGATCATAATACACAATTGATAATGTCTTTACGTTCTCCATTAGAAATTGTTACTGTTGGAGTAAGTTCATTAAAAGATGACGATAATGTATGGATAGAATGGACCGGAGGATAACATAATGGCATATGCAAAATTTACACCAAGAAATTCCTCTTCGGCCACGTCATATGATGTTCGTGATATGATGTACAGTATACAAGACTTTTTACAAGGAAATGATTGGACCGCCGACGCGAAAGCTAATGGAAGTTATGGATTTAATGGGTCTGCTGGAACTACTGCCGGGACATATCCATCTGCTGGAATATATTATGGATCTAGCCCATATGGTAGCACGCTCGGCGGCGAGCTATATTTTTATAAAAAACATTATGCACACTCACAATTTACTTCAGCGCCTGCATTAAAGATATATTTAAGAGTTAGTGGTGCAGATGGTTGGAGAATACATATATACGATAAAAATGGAAATAATATATCACCCAACACGAATACTGATACCGGCGTTGGCGGGGGTACTACTGTTAGTTATTACGGCGTTCCACAGTCGGGTGGTGATTATGGATATTCCTTGGAAGCAATTCATATAATCGCAAACGATACTACTTTTGCAATAAAAATAGTAAGTGGTGGCTCGGGGGGCGGCAATACTGCCACAACTCAAGATCATGGTTGGATAGTTGTTAATGATCTTGAATATTCGCCGACAATAGACCTTTGGGCGCATGGTATAGATAATACATATTGTCCTACGACATATACTCATTGTGCATGGATGAATCAATTGGGCAATCCAACCCCCAGCAGCGCAGGCTCTAATTATGGGCATTTAGGAATTACTCAACCAAGATATATTGATGCACTTGGAGTTGTAAGAACTGGAACCACCGCTCCACATAACGCAACTTATCATAATGGAAACTATACTGCACTCAATGAACGATGGTCGACATTTGTTCCGGCTCCGTGTTGGAGACAAGATAGTTTTGCGATTGCTGGAGCAGATACTCCAGCGCATATGTTAACTCCTTTAACTTTTGTGGGTCAACAAAGAATGTCATTGGCGAATGGAACAACTGCGACTGATTTACATAAAAATCCAAGACGCGGAAGACTTATGAATTTTTATAGAATATCAGATGAAGCCGGTAACGATGGCGATGTAATATTAGAAGGTTCTACTAGGTATAGAATAATGAAACCACATATGACCGGAGACTACAACATGTATAATTCAAACGTAAAGGCGTGTTATGCATTTCCCGAAGATAATGTTCCATACGCATAGAGGTAATATAAAATGGCAGCAATATTAGCGACAGTCTACACACCACCCGTACACAATCTTGGCGGAATTGGTGTTGCAACAAAAGTTGTCGGAAAAGCAACACATATATATAACAATCCAAATGATAATAAGGCTTTTAAAGTTTCGAATATTTTATTGCATGGTCCGAGCGATGGTGATGCTGGCGGGGGTGGCGCATCTACAGGTGCGGAAAATCAATCATGGTCGGACGGATAAACTAATGGCATATGAATACCCATGCAAAATTCTTAGAATAGTAGACGGCGACACAGTGGACGTGGATATAGATCTTGGTTTCGGTGTCTGGATGCACAAAGAACGTGTTAGAATTATGGGAATTGACACCCCAGAATCTCGAACAAGAGATTTGACTGAAAAGGCATTTGGACTTGCAGCAAAAGAGTTTGTCAAGTTAATGATGCCGATTGGTAGTATGCAGATGATTAAAACCGAAAAAGACAAGACAGGAAAATTCGGTAGAGTCCTTGGAGATTTCTTGTTTGACGAAAAAAGACTTACCGAAATTATGATCGAAGAAAATCATGCAGTACCGTATTTCGGCGGCAGTAAAGACGAGACACAGGCTGCACATATGGCAAATAGAGAAATTCTTTTAGAAAAGGGTTTGGTAACTCTTGGGGAATTATAATTATAAATAGTCATAAAAGAGGACTGTTATGCCTGCTATCACATCTCGCACATCGTTTAAATCATATTGTCAAAGAAAACTAGGGTCTCCCGTAATACAAATAAATGTGTCGGACGATCAAATCGAAGATAGAATTGACGATGCCTTAGAGTATTATCAAGACTATCATTTTGATGCAGTCGAAGATACATACGTTCCCTATAAATTGACTGTAGACGATATTACAAATAATTATATTACGACAGACCAGAGTATTATCGGAATCAAACAGGTAATTCCACTATATCAAAAAAATAGTTTTTCGACAAACATGTTTGATGTTAAGTATCAATTATTTTTAAACGATGTATATAATCTGTCAAGTGCAGAAATGTTGACATATCAGGTCACTCAAGATCACCTACAAATGGTAAATACCATTATCCATGGCACCGTGCCAATTCGATACCAAAGACATATGAATAAACTATTCATGGATGTTGATTGGGGGTTTGACATAAAAGTGGATGAATATGTTATTATGGAAGTGACAAAAATAATTGACCCCAATATTTACACCGATGTGTGGAATGATAGATGGTTGAAAAGATATGCAACAGCTCTAATCAAAAAACAATGGGGCGAGAATTTGGGCAAATTTGACGGCGTACAACTACCCGGCGGAATTACTTTCAACGGTGCGAATATTCTACAAGAGGCCAAGGAAGAGATTCAAGTATTAGAAGAACAAATGTCTCTTAACTACGAATTGCCCGTTGATATAATGATCGGTTAATAACAATGGTAACTAACTCATATATAAACACCACAACTTATACTCAAGAACAAGATTTGATCGGAAATCTGGTAGTCGAATCTATACAGATGCATGGTCAAGATTTTATATACATTCCAAGAAACTTGGTGAATGTTGATACTGTATTCAACGAAGATACTTTGTCATCTTTTACTACAACTCATACTATAGAAATGCAAATTGATAGTGTAGATGGATTTGAGGGCGAAGGTGAAATGTTGAGTCAATTTGGATTGCAAGTAAACGATCAATTGATCACGACTGTTTCAAAATCAAGATTTTTAACAGAAACAGGCACAGAAAGGCCAAAGGTTGGAGATTTGATTTATTTGCCATTGGTTGATAAGGCATTTGAAATAAAATTTGTTGAAGATGAAGTACCATTTTTTCAACTGGGGAAAATGCACGTTTTTCAATTAACATCTGAGTTATTTGTATATTCACACGAAACAATTAATACTGGTGTTTCAGAAATAGATGATAACTTTACAAATACTGCTATTGCCGATGATACTGTTGATAATGCAGTCGCAGATGATGGACTTGTGCCTCTTTCGACTACTGTTACAGACAGTGTGATAGATTTTACACAAAATAACCCATTTAGCGAGGATTACTAATGTTAGGAAATCCATATTTTTATAGAAGTACCATAAGAAATTATGTGATTGCTTTTGGTTCGATGTTTAATGATGTACAAATACAAAGAACAAATTCTTCTGGAGCAGTCGTATATACAAGAGATGTCCCATTAGCATATGGTCCAACCGAAAAATATTTGTCCA